CGTAAAAGAATAAAGTATCATAAATGTAATTCTTGTGGTAAATTAACATATAATTCAAAGTATTGTAATAGAAGATGTTTTTGTGAATGTATAAGCGAACGAGCAAGACGTTCTGATAATATGATATATCATTGGATGCATGATGATTTTAGAAAAAAACAAGCAAAAGCAAAAGCAAAAGAAAATCAACCAATATTTTGGCAAACAGAAAAGCTAATAGAAGATGAATTAATAAAATTGAATATAAATTATATACATCAAAAAGAAATATGTGGATATAATGTAGATTTTTATCTTCCGGATTTTAAATTAATCATAGAATGTGATGGGGATTACTGGCATGCAAATAAAAACATATTACCAGACCAAAAATACATTTATGACCCACAATATAAAAATGGTAGATTAAGTGTTGAACAAGTTAGAAAAAGGGATATAGAAAAGAATAAATTATTTTTAGATAATGGTTATAAAATAATAAGATTTTGGGAAAATAAAATTAAAAAAAACATAAATGAATGTATAACTCAATTAAAAAATGAAATTGTTTAATATTAAAGAAAAAATAGGTATTGATATTTATATAAAACATATTGACTTTTTTTAATAAATAATATATAATTATAGTATATAGAATTAAATATAATACAATATGGTATAGTGTATACTTTTCAAGGAAAGTACATAAAACATTAAGCCCTATCTTACGAGGATTAAAATAATCTAACAAGATAAGGGCTTTTTTTATGTCAATTTTTAAAAAATTCGTACAACTATTTAAAGAAGATAAACCTGAACCACAAGTAGCTACAGGATTTGAAGCGTATGGTGTTGATTCAGGAGGAGAATCACAACCAAAGAGTAGATTGTATTTAGAAGAAATGAAAGGATGGGTTGGTGCTTGTGTAAGTGCTATCGCCGATGAAATAGGAACAATAGATATTAAATTATATAAATATACTAACGGAGATATTGATGAAGTTACAGAACATCCAATGTTAGATTTATTATATAATATAAATAATTTTACAACAAAGTTTGACCATTTTTGGGTTACTCAATCATATTTAGAATTATGTGGTGAGAGTCCTTGGTTTTTAGATAGAGAAAATGGAAAGATAGTAGGAATATATTTTTTAAGACCAGATAAATTTTCATTAATTACAGATTCAACTAAATTAATTGAAGGTTATAAATACGATATAGGAAATGGTAAATCAATAAAACTTGGATTAGATGAAGTCATCTATTTAAAGATACCGAATCCAGCAAAACCATTTAGAGGAATAGGAACATTAGAAATGGCAAGAGTTTCAGTTGATATTGATAATTATTCGGAAGAATGGAATAAAAACTTTTATAAAAATTCAGCACATCCTGACTCAGTACTTAAAGTTGGGGTTACTCAAATGAATGAACAGCAACGAGGTGAGTTGAAAAAAAGTTTAAGAAAGAATTACGCATCACTAAAAAATTCTCATAAGACAATGGTATTATTTGGTGATATGGAATTTGAAAAATTATCCTCTACACAGAAGGATATGGATTTCTTAGAACAACAAAAATTTTCAAGAGATAAAATATTAGGAATATTTAGAGTTCCTAAAGCTATATTAGCACAAACAGATGGGGTAAATTATGCAGCGGCAAAAGCAGCTTATTATATTTTTTCAAGATTTACAATTAAACCAAAGATGACTCGATTGGTAGCACAGTTGAATGAATTTTTATTACCCATGTTTTCTGGAACTGAAAATATGTTTTTTAGTTTCACAAGTCCAGTACCAGAAGATGAAGAATTAAAAATAAAGAAACACGAAAGTGCTTTAAAGTCTGGTTGGATGACAATCAATGAAGTTAGAGATACTGAAGGATTAGCACCAGTAGATGGTGGTGATGTTATTTATCAACCAATGAATATGATTGCTTTAGGAACTACTTTATCAGTGGATGAAACTGCTAAAAAATTCAAATATGAAATAGTAGCAATGAAAGCTAGAAATAAAAAATATTTTGAAATAGAGAAACAAATAAAAGAAACTAAAATAGAAATGATTGAAAAGGTAAAAAGTGGAATAAAGAAAAAATTAGAAGAAGGGGAAACATCTGTTCGGATATTAGAAGATGGTGAAAAAATGAAAGTATGGGAAAAGAAAGAAGTGATGTTTAATAAATATTTAAAAAGAGTTAAAGATGGACAAGAAATAATATTTAGAGAACAAAGAAAAATTGTAATGAGTAAATTAAATAAACTTAAATCAATAAAAGCTACTCCTACTAATATTTATAAAGATATAAAATTAAATACAAATACTGAAATTGCTAGAACTCTTAAAATTGAATTCCCAATATTTGAAGAATTATTTAAAGATGCAGGAGATGAAACATTCAAACTTTTAGAAGTTGAAATGCAAATGGAAATTGATACTGAAACAAGAAAATTATTAAAAGCTGACACTAGGAAATTTGCAAAAGCTGCTACATTAACAACTAATGAATCTATAAAAACTTTAGTCACCGATATAATTGGAGAAGGTGGTTCAATGTTAGATTTACAAAAAGGATTAGGAACGATGTTTACTAAAGCTGAGGAATATAGAGCAAAAAGAATAGCTGAAACAGAAACACAAAGATATAATAATTCAGCATCCGAGAAAGCATTTATAGATAGTGAAGTAGTAGAATCTAAAGAATGGTTTGCTAATCCTGGAGCCTGTCAATTTTGTCAACCTTTAAATGGTAAATCAATTGGATTAGGTAAGAGTTATTTTAATAAAGGTGATACTGCTTCTGGAAATGATGGTGGTAGTTTAAATTTAGATTATGATAGTACAGAACATCCTCCTTTACATCCGAATTGCAGATGTATTTTGGTTCCTGTATTTAAACCAATTAAAAAAGATATTAAACCAAAAAAAGATATTAAAAAACCAAACCTCAAAGAAGTTATTATAGTTGAAGTAGATAAAACAGAAAAAGAATATAAATTAAAAATAAAAGAACTAGAAGATAAAATGAAAGATATAAATAAAATAGAAGGAAAAACAAAAAAGGAAGAAAAGCAAGTTAAAAAAGAAAAAGAGAAATTAAAAGAATTAAGAAAGGAAATTGTAAAAGAATTTAATACTCAACAAGATGTCAAATAAATTAGACTTAATCAAAAAAATAAATAAAGAGATTGGTGATGAACCAAAAATAAAAGAAACAAAAACTCTTAGACTATTAAAAGATATAGTAAAAATATTAAAAAATAATAGTAATAAAGAAGATTTTGAATTGATTAAAAAAGATTTGAATAATATTTTAGATAAAATTGATTTTAAAGATTATACAAGTAATTTTGTTGATTTAGAAATATTATTAGAAGAAATAAGAGATAAAGAAATTCCAGTTGATATTCTAGAGAAATTACTTAGTGACCTTATTGAAATTATTTCAAAACAAGAATATCCAAAAGAAATAAAAATAAATAATTTTCCAAAACAAAAAGAATTTCCTAGGAGTATAGAAGTTAGTAACTTCCCAGAACAAAAAACAAAAATAGAAATATCAAATTTTCCAGAACAAAAGGATTATCCAAAAAAAATTGAGGTTACTAACTTCCCAATTCCTAAAAAAAGAATTAAAGTAGATATAGATAAAAATATAGGAATTAAAAAACCTACTTGGTATAAACCATTTAATTTTGAACCACTTTTTACAAAGATAGAAGAAGTAGTTACCTCTATACCAGATTCAATAGCAAAAAGAATAATATTAATAGCAAAGAATTATCAAAAGAAAGAAAATGCAATAGCAGTAAAATTAGTTGATAAAGAAGGTAAGTTTATTGATAGTTTAATACCACCAATTAATATTTCAAATCCAGCAGGTAGTGGTGGGGGAGGTGTTTCTACTTCGGGTGCTACAGAAGCGTTAGACAATTTAGTTGGCGTAGCTATTAATGAATCACTTATTTCAGATACAAATAATACATATGACTTAGGAAGCACTGGGATAAAATGGCGAAAGGGCTGGTTAGTTGATTTAGAAGTGACAAACGCTATTGCAGGCTCTGTGACAGGTAATGCAGGAACAGTAACAACAATAACAGGATTAGCACCAGATACAGCGACAACTCAAGCTATTCAAGCTAGCATTACAACTTGCTCGAATCTTACTACTTTAGGAACTATAGGAACTGGAGTCTGACAAGGTACAGCTATAAACCAAACTTATCTGGTAGGTCAAAGT